AAACGCGTTAATAACAATTTGGCTAGGATTGTTTGTTTTGAGGAAAAAGATAGTGGAGTTACCCGCACTGCAAGAAGTGGAACCATGTTCGGGGTTAAAGGCAACGTGTGGGTCGTTAATACCCATACGTTGCCAAAAAAAGACACTTTCTATATTAAGATTATTAACGAACAACGTGATACTGGTATCACATCCAACATTCGCGAGATGTTGATTAATTCTGGCGATTTGTATCACATGCCTGAACGGGATCTGACTTTTATTACCATCCGTAATCTGCCTCCTGTGTACGATATTTCCCCTTACTTTCCTGGCCCTAAGCTACAAGGTATATTTGAAGGGATTTATCCTGTATTGGATAAAACAGGAGTTAAAAATATCAGGAAACTTACCAACGTCCATAGAAAAGAGTTGAGTGAACATATTAACTATAAGGGTACCAGTTTTGATCTCAATTCTATTGTGTGGACTGGCTTGGCTAATGAAGCTACTGTGAGTGGACATTGTGGATCACCTATGGTTGTCGAGTCTAAAGCCGGACCTATTATATTGGGTATACATGCCTTAGCTTCAAACAAGAATGTTTACGCTCTCGCCATCACACAAAAAGATATCGACGAACTAAGTCTCCACTTGAAGTATTTCAAGATTAGTAAAGGGACCGTAAAACTTTCCACCCAAAGCGTTAAAGTCGAATCTACAACTGATCTTCCCCCTAAATCGCACATCAATTACGTCGAGAGCGGTAATGCCAGGGTGATGGGAGCTATTGCAGGCTGGAGGGCGCATTCTAAATCGAGTGTCGTACCCACTCTCATAGCTCCTTCGTTGAGGCGTCGGGGTTATTTGGATGTATACGGCCCGCCTATCATGGATTGGCGACCGAAGATGAAAGCGCTAAGCGAATTGACTAAACCTACTTTCCTTATGGATTCTCGAACACTTGGTAGAGCTAGTTCGCGTTATATGCTGAAAATCTTGCGCAATATCCAATATAGCGAGATTAGAAAGATGCGCGTACTTACTAATTGTGCGGCCATGAATGGTATTGCGGGTGTGAAGTACTGCGATAAAATAAATCGCAATACATCAGCGGGTTTTCCTTACAATAAGAGTAAGCGCTATTTTATTAACCAAGTGCCTAGCGCGCCTGGAACCGATCTATATGATGCTGTACCTGAAATATGGGAACAAGTTGAGGATTATGTGAAAAATTCGTTGAACGGGGTGCGTTCTCATCCTATTTACAATGCGTGTCTTAAAGAC